CGAACAATAGGCAAGTCCGTGACCCCGTTTGATCGTAACTCCTTGAGTGCCTTCTTAGCCCTATTCTCGGACACTCCGCCGAATGTATTCTGTATTAATAGAACTAGTTCGTCATCCTGTTCCCCGGACTCAATGGCTCGGTAAATATCTGGGTTAATCTGACCTATCTGGCCTAGATCAATCTCCTGCTTGAAGCTCCGGTCCTCTCGATGCCAGCCAACATAGGAGATCAGGATACCCCTTTCGAGCAGATAGTTCGCACCGAGTTCCATTTCTCTGAAGAAGCGTGGTATATATCCACTGGATACCATCCACTTCAGGAACCCTGATACTAGCTTTGATCGTTCAATGTCCGAGCTTTCGACTGGGAACGCACGGATATTAGCCCTCTTGAGGGCTGACATAAAGAGGGAGACAAGTCTCGTTATACGCTCATCAATGACATGGCATTCAATGTCGCTTGCGCCCTCCCAAGGGAAAGCATCCGCTCCGTGCTTCCGGTGGTCCCGGCTTTTGCCGGGCCAGAAGTTCCGCCTGTCATCGTAAGATGTACGGCACAAGTCAAAGTACGCCTCCAGTTCCGTTACGGTCTGATCGTATGCGTAGTTAAGGGTCCGGATGTCGGGTTCGTCCGACAAGTAAGTCAAAGCCTCTGAAGCAGAATCACTGTTCATTTAATTTTTCTGGGATGGATTTAAGTAACCTCCTGATGTAGGTCTTGGATACGCCTATCTTATCATATAGGTCTTCGGTTGATATAGGTATCTGCGTCTCGTGACGAATGTACCTCTTCAGTATCTCAAAAGCCATGAGCCGGTCTGACTGCTCCCTGCACCAGCTATTGCTTAATGTATAGCTGTGTTCACTTTTTAACATATCTGTAACTGACTCCCTTGCTGTCCTCCACTGCCTCGAAGGTAATTACCTTGCCAATAAGCTTCCCGTGTAGTTTTCTTGGGATCATTACCGGGACACGTTTCCCGATTTCACGACAATGCACGGAGTTATATCTTGGATTCGGGCACTCGTTCAGGACCCTGCCGATGTAGTTCCTTGGAATAATCTCATCAATGAACAGGCCATCGTCGAGTATATCCTGAGCCTCTTCCGAGATCCAAGTGTTCTTACCCTTGCCCGTAACGTATTCAGCAGGAATCTTTTCTTTAACAATCTTTATAGCTTCATCGAACTCTACATCGAACTCCTCAGCTACAGTTACTAGTTTTCTCTTTGGCATCAATAGCCTCCTTTTTTGTTTGTTGTTGATCTCATATCTGATTGAGCGAAGTAATCAGGACCCATCCCGGCATTCGACATCCTGAGGTATCTCAGGGCATCGAAGAAGTCCTTCAGGGCCTCGTCGTTCTTTCCGTTCGAGTTATAGCTCACGATACTTTCGATGAGGTTCCCGCAGTCCTTGTGGACGTAGCACCTCGGCCTGTTGGCTTCGTCGATCTCGTAATCCGGATTATAGAAGAACCAATCGTCCAGAGCGGTAGTGCCAACCATTTCAGTCTGCCCGTCCGATGGAAGAAAGCTGAAGCCGTAATCGTAAAAGCTAGTAAATAAGTCCGTATTGTTTTCATTTTCTTTTGCAAAGAACCGGGAGTCACCGATTCGTTCGGTCACTTCTATACCTAGTTCATCTTCTATCTCTTCAAATAGTTCGCAGTACTTCTGTACATCATAACCAATTTTTTTGGCCGCTGGGCCGTACCGCCACTTCGGGTCCCCGAATAATGCCCACTCACCGTAGGTCTCCCTGTCCGGCCATTCTCTGCGAATGAATATCTCTTCGTCCTCTGAGACACCAGCCCAGATGCTTACATAGTTCCGGGCGAAGGCTGGGTCAACTACCTGATACCATGTAAGGGACTCCTTGTCCGGGAATACTTGCCCGTACTTGTTCGGCTCACTGGACAGGACGTTGATTTCGGGACTAAAGTTCGGCACGAGTGAAGTCATTGACTTCGTCGGTAACCCATACGCCCGGACCATGATAGTATCTTCTGATGCCGTCTTGAGGTCCTTGGCTATACGGTCATAGCCCCCGAAGGGGTTCTCGTCGGAGTGCAAGTAAACAATCCCGGCGTCCCTCTCCGGGCTGTACTGCTGGACCGGGACATCCCTGCCTAGAAGTTCGGCCCTCCTTGTTTTCAATGTCTCAGCCCCCTTCAGGTATTCGGACACAAAGGGCGTGTACCCGTCAATCGGGGTGAACCCAAGCAGCATCTTGCTGTCCCTAGTCGCTAGACGGAAGCGTAAAGTGTTTACAAGCGCAGCGTCACCGAGGTACTCATCCAGCCAAGCACCAATGTTCAGGCTTTTCGGTTCCTTGAACCCGAACTCGAACCCCTCAAGGATAGTCTGATTATTTGTGAACTGGGTATATGTTTTGAAATCCACACGAGTTCTTGTATCCGGAAAAATAAATGAATTAGCTGTAAAACCATTTTGCATAGAGAAGTTGATGTATCCCTCTATACTCTTCGTTTTTCTCTTGAACTCCTTAGGCATCATTTCCCAGACCGCTGCCTGCTGTACCTTGATCGATGTATCCTGATTCTGTGAGAAGCATACAACGTGGCCATCCTCGTTCTGCGTAACAGCTTCCATTAACATCTTTGCACAGCCCGTTGTTTTTCCGCTGCGATTCCCACCGAAGGTAATTACTTCATCGTATTGACTAATCGCTTGACGTATCCTTGACCAACCACTGAGGTCGAAGCCGTGACGCAGTGGGTCCTCTTCAGCGGCCTTGATTCGACCCTCGTGCGCCCTGTGCAGATCCGCAAGTAGCTTTGGGTCAATCTCGCCTAACTGAACGATCTCCTCATCGCTCGGTGGCTTGAGGATCGGATGCTCTGTGAATACTAGTTCCACTTACTTTATTTTAGTCATCAGGTACGCCCAGAAGCAGAGGCACACGAACCAAGACATAATTGCTATCTCAATATGCATTTTCACCTTCGCTATCTTCGTCAGTCTCCCAGTCAATGACCCAGTCATCCTCGGTTTCCGTGTACTCCATGTTCTCCCTTACTTCACGCTGTAGCATCCTGCCGATGGGCAGGTTGGTAAAATCGTAGTACAGTTCCCCGTCGTCATCCATTGCTGCAAAAAGAAAGTTCGGGAAGTGTTCCGCTAGGATTGCCCGTACTTGCTGGAATACCTGTTCATTCTGTTCATCATTAATTGACATCTATTATCTCCTCTACTTGTGCTTGTTTAGCTTTCTGGATTCGTTCCTTGGCCGCCTTGACGGTGGCCTCGTATTCATCCTGAGTATATACCTTGCGGTCCTCGGTAATCTGCGTGGCCTCGCCCCTAGCAGTCAAAGCCTCACGAGCTGAGTTCGCCTTCGCTATTGAAATCTCCTTGAGGTCCTTGAACCCTACCTCCATCTTGGGGTCAGTCTCCATCCGTTCCCGGACCTTAGCGATGAGGTCCTCCTCTAGGCTCGATAGGTTCAGGTAGTTCTTTGCTGCTATCCTGCCGGATAGCTCCCGGAACTGGCCGAGGTGGTCTGCGTAGTCAGTCAGTACCGAGATCACGGTCTCCCTGTCGAAGCCGTACTTCTTTACCAGCCTCGTCTGGCTGTTGCCCACGGAGTACAGGTACAGCATCTCCGCCACCTTCTGCGGATTATGGCGGGATAGGCTCTTGAGTTGAAGGGCCTCCTTCTTCTCAGCCACGGACCGTATGGAATCCGCTATCTCGCTAATGAGTTCTTCTTTTTCCATTCACGCATATCATACAGTAAAGGATACCCTGTCAAATTAGGAATGTTACATTCTTGTAACATTATTGTAAATAGGTGCGTTCCCGGCTTGACTTGTGATATAATGCTGCATTACTTAAGGAACACCGATCATAAGGTAATCTTGAATCATTATTAATTCAAACCGCTGTAAGCGGGTTTGAAAGAATCAAAGGGTAAGTTCCATAAGGAATAGTTCCATAAGGAATAAGGTTATAGAGGAGAACAAAGGCTACGCCTTGTTCCTATAGCTCCTTGAGGGAATGATTTTTTTGAGGGGTACTTGTTGATACATGCTGACTGTTGCTGTACAACTTGCAGACCCCCGCCCCCCCCAGCCAGCCCGACCGCTAGAACCGCTAGAACCGCTAGGCATCCTAGAACCGCTAGGCTTTCTAGAACCCGTAGAACCCGTAGGCATCCTAGAACCCGTAGGTTGAGTAGGATTTTTATTCTTTCTAGAAGTGATGCATTCAGTAGGCACTCTATATTCAGTAGGCGCTCTCGATTCAGTAGGCATTCTATATCCAGTAGGCACTCTCGAACTAGTAGGCATTCTAGAAACAGTAAGCATTCTAGAAGTTATAGGGG